CCACCGCCCCAGCCCGCCCCGCAACCCACAGGCACCTCCGCACACGGAAGGGAGGGTCATGACGATGGAGCAAATCACCGAGGGCCATGACGGTCCCGTACACGACAAGTGCGGCGCCAGGAAGCGGAAGGGCGACGGCACCTGCCGACAGGCCGCCGGATGGGGCACCGACCACCCCGGCACGGGACCATGCAAGCTGCACGGCGGGATGACCCCCGCACACGTCAAGGCCGCCCGGACCCACTTCGCACGTCAAGCAGTCGCCACTTACGGACTGCCCCGCGATATCGACCCGGCCGCCGCGCTCCTGGAGGAGGTCCACCGCACAGCCGGCCATGTCTCCTGGCTCGCCGCGAAGATCGCAGAACTCAAGGAGAGCGATCTCACCTGGGGAGTCACGCAGGAGATCGACAAGAGCGCTACGGCGTTCCCCGGCACGGACACCAAAGCGACCGCTCGCGCGAGTGTCTGGCTGGAGCTGTACCACCGGGAACGGGCGCATCTGGTCCGCGTGTCGAAGGCGGCACTGGACGCGGGCATCAGCGAGCGCCTGGTCCGCCTGGCGGAGCAGCAAGGGGCGATGCTTGCCGAGGTGATCCGGCGCTCTGCGGACGCTCTTCTCGCTGAACTTGCCGGGGTGCTCGAGGGAGAGGCCGCCCGCAGGGTGCGCGCAGAGTGGCCCGGGTGGCTCGCCCGGATCGTTCCGGCCGAGATCGCCGCGGTCGCAGGAGCAGGACAGTGACCGAGCCGCTGGGAGGAGACCCCTGGGCGCACGCCGCCCGGATCTTCAGCTCCACCGCTGAGCGGGCCCGCTGGATGTACGACCCCGCGGCGTGGGCGCGAGATGTCGTGGACTGGGGTGATCAGGGCGGCTTGACCGCCTATCAGGAAGAGGTCGTCACCCGTCTTGCCCGGAAGCGGCGTGCGGCCGTCCGTGGACCGCACGGCCTCGGCAAGTCCACGACTGCGGCGACGACGGTTCTGTGGTTCGCGACGACCCGGGATATGGCCGCCGTCGACTGGAAGGTCATCACCACGGCTTCGGCATGGAGGGCACTGGTCACGTACCTGTGGCCGGAGATCCATAAATGGTCGCGGCGTATCCGCTGGGACGTCCTGGGCCGTGCCCCGTTCAGCGACGTGTCCGAGCTGCTTGCGTTGAACCTGAAGCTGGAACATGGGGCGGCGTCGGCCGTCGCGTCGAACCGTCCCGAGTTGATCGAAGGCGCGCACGCAGACTCGCTGCTGTACGTCATTGACGAGGCGAAGGTGGTCCCTGACGCGACGTGGGACGCGATCGAGGGTGCGTTCTCCGGCGGACGCGCAGACGGCCTCCCCGAGGCGTTCTGCCTCGCCATCTCCACTCCTGGTCCGCCCGCCGGCCGGTTCTACGAGATCCACAAGAAGGGGGCGGGACTGGAGGACTGGGACACCCGACACGTCACCCTGGAGGAGGCCATCGCCGCCGGGCGGATCTCCCGGGAGTGGGCGGACCAGCGCGCCCGCCAGTGGGGCCGGGACTCTGCCATGTTCGCAAACAGGGTGTTGGGAGAGTTCCACGCGAGCGATGAGGACTCCGTCATCCCCCTGGCGTGGGTGGAGGCCGCCGTGGAGCGGTGGCACGAGTGGGACCAGGCCGGCCGGCCGCCGCTGGAAGGCCGGCGGTTCCTCGGCGTGGACGTCGCCCGCTTCGGCGGGGACTCCACCGTCCTGGTCCACCGCCAGGGTGTGGCCGTCACCCACCTGGAGACCCACGACAAGGAAGACACCATGCGCACCGTCGCCCGCGTCCAGGCCGCCGCCGGTGAGGGCGCCGACGCCGCGGTGCCGGTCGTGGACTCCATGGGCGTCGGTGGTGGCGTCGTGGACCGCCTCCGGGAGACCGGCGTCCCCGTCCTCGCGTACACGGGCGCAGCCAAGACGACCGGCCGCACCAGGGATGGGGAGTGGGGGTTCGTCAACGCGCGCAGTCAGGCGTACTGGCGGATGCGGGAGCTCCTGGACCCCGCGTACGACTCGGAGATCATGCTCCCCCCGGATGACGAGCTCCTGGCCGACCTGACCGCACCGACGTGGGACACCACGTCCGGCGTCCCGCCGAAGATCCGCGTGGAGCCGAAGGAGGATCTGGTCAAACGCCTCGGCCGCTCCCCGGACAAGGGGGACGGCGTGGTCATGGGCTATGCGGCGGAGTGGCTGAAAGCCTCGGCCGTCCACTCCCCGGCCCGCCGGGGGATGGCCGGCGCTCCTGGTGCTCCGGGTGGCCGGACCGGCGCCTCCCGCTACGCCCGCCCCCTCGGCGCAGGAGGAGGCACCCGCACCCGGTAAGCCCGGTCAGGGCTGGAGCGGGCCCACCGCGTCCACGGCCGCGTCCTCGCGCTCCAGCTCCCGCCGCACCCGGGCCCGGAGCTCCTGGCGCTCCCCGTCCCCGACCATCCGCCACAGGTGGCCACTCACCGGGAGGTGATACCAGCGCGTCCCGCCCTCCACCGGCACGGTGCCGCAGAGGACCACCACCGGGGCGTCATCCTCCAGCGGGGCGTGGACGTGCCGCGGGCTCACCTCGCGGCCATCGGCCAGGGCCACGGCCACCCGGGCAAGTCCCTTCGGCCCGAGGCCGCGAACGTCCAGAAGCGCATGGCCCTTGACCAGGCCCATCAACGCCACGGGGACCTCGTACTCCCGCCGCAATGCGGCCAGGTCCGTGATGCCCTCACGGCGCAGCGCACGGGCGTAGCGGTAGGCGTACTCATCGCCCCCCAGGAGCTCACCCATCGCCCGGTTCGTCGGGTCCGGGGCCGCGGGCCGGGCCGGGCGTCGCTGCGTCTCGTGGCTCATGCCGGGAGCGTAGCGGCCGGGCGCCGCCCGGGACGTCCGTAGCGGGGGCGCACCCGCTCTACCGGAGGTGCGCCAGGATCTCCGGCGGGATCTGGCCGACGTCGCCCGCCGTCCGCTCCAGCAGCGCCAGACGCTCCAGGGCCTCCCGCCGCTGCTCAGGGGTGGCCACGGCGCGGGCCAGGAGGCGCGCCCCGACACGGGCCCGCGCCTCACCGTCCAGGCCTTCGGCATCCAGCGCGGCGTCCAGCTCCTCGAGCACGGGCCGGAACTCCTCCAGCTCGGCCGCGAACCGGGCGTCGTGGAGGGCGGCGCGCTGCGCGTCCGGGTTGGCGTCCAGGAACGCGCGGACGGCGGGAGCGGCGGAAGGGGAGGTGTAGGTCATGCCGGCCACCCTAGGGGCGCGGCCCGGTGTGGTGCGGGCCCGCGCGTCAACACGGGCCCGCGTCCCTCGTACCGGTTGCGGCCAGATTCACTAGGGAGCCAGGCCAGCATCCGCCCCGCCCGGCCGCCAGGGCAACCCGCCTCCTGGAACACCAGTGAGCCCGGGCGCCCGCGGCGCGGTGCTGCTCCTGGTCACCGCCCCCGCCCGCCGGGCCGGGCTGATTCACTTCGTTCCACGGTGGCCGCGCGCCGCGCTGCGATCATCAGCTCTATCCTCACTTGCCGCACATGACGGAGAGGGGGAGAATCGAGCGGCATGAAGCGCACCATTCGGCGATTCCTTGGGCTGATCCCCCCCACGGTCGAAACTCCGCATGAGGGGTCAGTCGGCGATCTCCCCGCGGCTCGGCACGGCGCCCGCTGCCCTGCCTGCGGAAGAGGGCGCATCCAGTCAGAGGACGGATCGAACGGTGACCTGTACCTCTTCTGCCCCGCACGTGGCTGCCGCTGGACGCAGGATCTCTAGCGGCCGGCGCGCCCCCACCCGGGCCCGCGCCACGGCGTCCAGGCCCTCCACGTCCAGCGCGGCGTCCAGCTCCTCGAGCACGGGCCGCAGCTCCTCCCGGCGCCCCGCGGCACGCCGCTGCGCCTGGTCCTCCCGCCCGCACGGCCGGCGGGAAGTGGAACACCAGTGAACCGGGGCGCAGCGAGGCCGCCGGCGGATGACCTACCCTGCCCCGGTGACACCGCCAGGAGGACCCGTGGACCAGGACCCCACCACCGACCAGCCCGCCACGCCCGTGGAGTCGTACGCCCCCGGCAGCGCCGGCCCCGGCCCGCAGTGGCTCCGCACCCGCGTGCCCGTGGTGTTCGTCCCCCTCGGCTATGGCCCGAAGGTGGCCGCCCGCGCCGCCCGGCTCGCCCTCCTCGCCCGTACCGCCACACCCGAGGCCTGACCGGCCCGGCCCGAGGGCGCGGACTACGCTCACGAGCATGAGCGACGCCCCTTTCAGACCCACCGACTTCCCGCCTGACCTGGTGAAGGCACAGCACCGGTTGGCCACCCTCCAGGCGCAGCTCCAGAAGGTGGGCACGGCCCTCCCGTGGTCCCGGGAGCCGGACGAAGGATGGCCGTCGGAGCCGGAGCGCTGGTACCGCCCCGGCCGCGAGGAGACGGCCGGCTGGAGCGAGGACCAGGCCGCCCGGTACGACCAGCTGTGGGAGGCCGCCCGCGAGGCGGCGGCCGAGGTCTCCACACACGAGCACTGGACGCGGTGCGCCGAGGCCGGCGCGGACGTCGTGGCCGCCCGTATGGCGTTGAAGCACGCTGAGGGCGCCGAGCCCGACGCCCCCGCCGGGGACGCCCGGGAGGCGTAACCGCACCCCGCGGCTCCCGGTAGCCTGGCCGTGCTGACCGCAGGCCGTTGGGTGCCCTCGCGCAGCACTGGCCGGCGGCCCGCCGGGGGTGGCTCCCCCGCTGTGTGGGCCCCGGCCCTCTCCATGCCCGGCCGGAGCGGCTACGCCCCGACGTCCTCCGCGCGGACCAGCTGTACGGGCAGGGACACGCACCCGGCCGCCCGCCGGGCCATCCCACGGAACACCTCCCGCGTCTCCTCGTCCGACTGCTCCCAGAGCTCGGCGGACACGGGCGTGTGGTGCCACCGGTCCCCGTTGACCACGCACAGCGTGACGGAGCCGGCGGGGACGTCCCCGGCGGTGTGGTGGTGCTCCCCGGCGGAGGCGTCCCCCTTCCGGGCCGGTGCCTCCCCGCAGCCGCACTCCTGGTGCGGGCGTAGGACCGTGCCGAGGTCCAGGACGAACGGGCTGTCGGCCGTCCCGTCGCCGTTGAGGACCACGGTCTCCGGGGACGGGCAGTGCTGCGCCTCGGGGGTGTGGGTCATGCTCGGCTCCTTCGTGTCGGGCCTCTGCCGGCGGGTGTAGGCGTCCAGTGTGGTCTCCAGCTCCTCATCGTGGATCTCGCACGCGCGGAACGGGCACGGAACGGAGCGGGTGGGCGGGGCGGTGACGGCGGCCAGGGCGGCGGCCACCACCTCGGCGGGCTCCGGCACCAGGGAGCGGCACACGGTGAAGGAGGCGCCGCACACGTCCCCGGCCGGACCCCACCCCACCGACCACCCCGTCTCATCAGTCCAGATGAGGGACACCTCCTGGTCCCCGTAGACCGGCCAGGTGGCGCGCATGTCCAGGTCCAGGACGGCCCGACGCGCCAAGACCAGATCCGCGTCCGGGTCGTGGGGGAAGGAGACGGCGCTCACCGGGACGCCCGCGGCGGTCAGGGCGGCCGTGACGGCGCGGACGTAAGCGCGGTGGGTGAGCTGGTCCGGAAGGTCGAGCAAGGGCATGGGGAGGCTCCGTGGAGTCTCATCCTCGCCCGGCCCGCAACCAGCAGCGTAAGGAGGCCGCCCCGGCGTTGAGCCCCGGGCGGCGGCACCACCGTAGCGCGTACTCCAGGCGATCCGCAGCCGGACGACGCCGCCGCCCCGCCGGGACCCCTCCCCGACCCCGGCACGCCCCTTTAACGCGTATTCCCCGGAGGCGGGCCGCTGCGCCCTCCCCAATTGCCGGGCGAATGCCGCGAGAAACGTGATCGGAATTAGTACGCGCTAAACCCTTGCATTGATCTAAAACCCTGGCCTGACCTGCGGTTACGCCCCAACCCGGCGCGCTCTCGTTGGCCTATGATGCTCCGCCGAATGCCGGGCGGATCATGCAAGGGGCGAAATGATCGGAATTACTGAGCTCGCGGTACTGGCGTTGGCCGGTTACCGGGCAACCCAATTCTTCGTCTGGGACTCCCTCCTGGAGCCCGTCCGGGAACGCGTCATCGACTGGACCACCCGCCGCCCGGAGTCCAAGATCCGGGGCGCGCTCCTCACCCTTATCACCTGCGTCTACTGCTCCGGCTGGTGGATCTCCGGCGCGATCCTCGCCGTCTACCTCCTCGCCACCGGCCAGTGGCATGACGCCCCGCTCCTGGTCCACGGCGTGGAGTGGTGGGCCGTCGCGGGCGGCGCCGTCCTCCTCAACCGCTGGGACGACTCCCGGAAGGACTCCGCGTGACCGCCCCCGCCACGGTCGCCACCATGCCGCGCCGCGTCATCACCGCCGCCGCCTCCCGCTACACCTCCCGGAAGCTCAAGAGCGGCCAACAGCAGAAGACCACGGACACCGGGTGGCAGGACCGCGCCTGGGCGCACTACGACTCCACCCCCGAAGTCCGGTTCGCCGCGCAGTGGATCTCCGGCGCCATGAGCGCGGCCACCCTCTACGCCGGCCGCCTCGCGGACGACGGCAAGACCATCGAGCACGTCACCACCGGCCGGGCGGCGGAGATCGTCGCCGCCATCGCCGGCGGCCCCGAGGGCCAGTCACAACTCCTCGGCCGCATGGGCCCCCACCTCGTGGTCCCCGGTGAGGGATGGCTGGTCATCCGCCCCCGCACGGACGGCAAGGACGGCATGGAGTGGCACGTCCTCTCCGTCCAGGAGGTCCGCAAGCAAGGGCAAAAGCTCATCGCGGAAATCGACGGCGAGGACGTGGAGGTCCCGCCCGCCGACCCGGACGGGCCGGCCGACGACAAGGCCCCCGTGGCGATCCGGGTATGGCAGCCCCACCCGCGCCGCTACCTGGAGGCGGACTCCCCGGTCCGCGCGTCCCTCGGCGTCCTGGAGGAGTTGCAGCTCCTCAACGCGGCCGTGTCCGCCATCGCCCGCTCCCGCCTCACAGGCCGCGGGGTCCTCCTCGTGCCGAAGGGGACCAGATTCCCGTCCACGCCGGTCCAGGGCGACGCGGAGGACGACCTGATCGAGGTCTTCATGGAGGTGGCGGAGACCGCCATCCGGGAGCCCATGAGCGCATCCGCGACGGTCCCGATCATCCTGGAAGTGCCGGCCGAGCACATCGCCGCCATCAAACACCTCACGTTCGAGAGCGACTTCGACGAGCTCGCCATCAAGCTCCGGGACGAACAGATCCGCCGGTGGGCCGCCGGTATGGACGTCCCGGCGGAAGTCCTCCTAGGCATGGGCGGCATCAACCACTGGGGTGCCTGGCAGCTCAAGGAGGAGGCCATCGCCCTCGGCGTCCAACCGCGCCTGGACACCGTCGCCCACGCCTTCACCACGCAGTGGCTCCGCCCGCTCCTCGACGGCGAGCCGGACGCGGACCGCTACGTGGTCGCCACCGACACCTCCGCCCTCCGCGTGCGCGGCAACCGCAGCCAAACCGCCCTGGAGGTCTTCAAGGTGGGCGGGATCGGCGGCGCCGCGCGGCGCCGCGAGACCGGGTTCACCGAGGACGACGCCCCCACGGCGGAGGAGGTCGCCGCCCGCCGCCGCACCGAGCAGCAGCAGGAGGAGGAGCCCGGCCAGGGCGAGGCCCCGGCGCCCCTGCCCGTGGACGAGTCCGAGGGCGAGCCCGGCACCCTCCCGGCCTCCGCCGCCCTCGCCGTCCAGGCGGCCGTCCTGGAGGCGGCGGACGGCCTGATCTGGACCGCCCTCGCCGCGGCGGGGGAGAAGCTGCGCCGCACCCCGGCCTGCCCGCGCTCGGAGCGGTCGAAGGCGCGGGAGATCGAGCCGGCCCGCCTCCACACAGTGCTCCGCGTGGAGCCCGGCCAGGTCGAACAGTGGCGGCTCCTCGATGGCGCGTGGCCGCGCCTGCCGGAGGTGGCCGCCCGCTACGGCCTGGACGCGGACTGCCTGGCCGCCTCCCTGGAGACCTACTGCGCCGAGCTCATCACCGCCGGCATCGTCCACGAGTTCTCCGTGGTGCCCGGCGTGGTCGGCGGGTGCACGGGGCGCCTGGCGGTGGCCGCATGACGCCCCACCACCGCACCGGCCACGACATCCCCCCGCCCCGCCAGGACCTCGTCCTCAC